AGCCAGATCTTTGGTAAAGAAGCTATAGCAGGTGTAAATATACTACTCGCTGCTGGCTCAGATAAATTAAATAAATACTCTGCAGATCTTAAAGATAGTGCAGGGCTTGCTAAGCAACTTGCTGCAGTGCAGACAGACACGCTAGAGGGATCATTTAAAGCTCTTGGCTCAGTAATAGAGTCAGTAAAGCTAGAGATATTTGATCTTAACAGTGGACCTTTAAAAGAGGTAGTCGATAGCATGAGAGCCTGGATTGCTGAAAATGGCAAAATGATAGCTCAAAATATAGGGCTTTTCTTAAAAGGTGTGATTGATAATCTCGACACAATAATAGCAACTATAAAAGGCGTGGCTGCTGTGGTGGGTGTATTTTATACGCTCTCACTTGCAATTAAAGCAGCTCAGATCGCTACAGCAACTTATAACGGTGTAATGTTCGCCTTTAGTAATGCTACTAAGATCTTAACGGGCTTGCAGTGGTTACTTAATGCAGCTTTCCTAGCTAATCCTCTAGGGATTTTCCTGGGTATTGTAGTAGCAGTGACTGCAGCAATCGCTGGCTTAGTGTTAGGTATTAGAGAGCTCCTTAATATGGATTTCTTTGGACTAGGATCAAAGCTCAAAAGTGCCTTTCCTAACTTCTCTAAGTGGGTCGGTATAGATCCAGATGGCGCAGACGCAGGAACTTCTGACAGTGGAGCAAGCACTGATAAGCAGATGGTATCTCCAGAGGCTAAGATGAGCTCAGCTATGCAGGGTGATAAAGGTGGCATGTCGAGCAAGCTAGAGATCTTTGATCCTACTGGCAAGGCTAAGCTATCAGGTGATAATAAAAATATAACTCTAGAGCCGTCGGGAGCGTTTTAGTGAAATTACTAGATGATATCTCCAATGTATTTAGTCCAGAGGAAAGAGCAGTCCCACCTAGCTGGAAAGACAGACTAAGAGAGGCAAGCTATACATCTCCCTCTGGCACAAAGCTAGTATTTAGCTATGAAAATGTGTCTAGATCTAGAACAAAAAACACTGTAGAAAATACCTTCCCTGATGTAAATGGCTCTTTAATACAGGATCTAGGCAGCTCAGGCAGGCGCTTTCCTATTAGAGCTATTTTCTGGGGTAATAACTGTGATCTGGAGGCTGATCTTTTTGAGGCTATGTTATTTGAGCAAGGTATTGGTAAGCTTAGTCATCCTCTTTATGGCTTATTTGACGTTATACCTTTTGGAGCTGTAACAAGAAAAGACGATCTAAAGAGCAAGGCTAATCAGTCTATTGTAGAGGTCCAATTTTATGAGACACTGCTAGCTACATATCCAGAGACTGCAGAGGATGCACTTGCAGATATCACAGCAGCCACAGATGCTCTAAATGATGCGCTTGCTAATGACCTAGCTAATAACTTAGACACCTCATCAGAGGGCTTACTAGCTGGCATAAAAGATACCTATGATAGTGCTCTAGATACTATTGAGACATCTCTTAGAAAGGTGTCAGATGCAGAGGCTCTAGTACAAAAGCAATTTAATGAGATTGAAAAGTCTATCAATAGAGGCATAGATGTACTTATTAGAGATCCGCTTAATTTAGCGTATCAGACACAGATGCTTATCCAGTCACCTGCAAGAGCTGCAGAAAGTATAAATGCAAGGCTAGAGAGTTATGAAAATCTAGCAAAAGATATATTTGATAAAAATGATGGCGATCCCTATGATCCTGGCTTTACCAATGCAGAGCAAAACGCTTACTATACTGATGATATGGTAGCAAGTGGAGCTGTAGGTGGTAGTGTAGTAGCAATACAAAATACAGACTTTGAGACTAAAGATGAGGCTCTAGGTGCAGCTATCCAGATCTCTGATTTATTTGATGCTCTTATAAAGTACAAAGATGACAATAATCAAAGCTTAGGGCTAATAGATTACGGTGATAGTTATCAGGCTCTACAGAAGCTAGTATCTTTGGCTATAGGCTATTTAATTTCTCTTAGTTTCAATCTAAAGACTGAAAAGATCATGGTGCTATCTGCTGATAGGTCTATAATAGATCTTTGTGCAGAGCTTTATGGCAATGTAGATAAATCACTAAATTTCTTTATACAGACTAATGAGTTTACTGGCTCGCAACTGATAAGCCTTAAAAAAGGAGATACGGTTGTCTACTACAGTTAAGATTAATCCAGGTGATACTTTTGAGGGTCTAGCAAGGCGCTTTTATGGTACTGACCAATATGCAGATAACATAGCATCAGCTAATCCTGGTGTGACTGAGCCTCTGCCCGTAGATAAAACCTTAACGATTCCAGACATCCCAGATGCTCCAAGTAATAAAAACCAAGTTATAGGTGGTCTAAAACCTAACGAGCTTGCTCTTAGATTTAATGGCTTTCTATTTAAGCACTACACAGATATAGAGATAACGAGATCAATTGACCAGATGGATACTGTAGAGCTTAACAGTCCTTGGGATGCAGATAACGGTGTACTTAAAACCACCTTTAAGCCTTTTGATTATAAAAAGGTAACTGTAGAGGTAGGTACAGAGATACTATTTACAGGCACCCAAATTGCAATTACTCCAGATCTTTCTCCAGGAAATAGCACCGTAGCACTTGGCTGTTATAGTTTACCTGGGGTTTTAAATGACTGCACACCATCAGCTAGTAGCTTTCCTCTAGAGTATTTAAATCAAAATCTAAAAGATATAGCTCAAAATATTTGCAAGCCTTTTGGCCTTAGTGTGGTTTTTAAAGATGATCCAGGTAACGCTTTTGACAAGGTGGCCTGTAAGGGATCTGATAGAGCATTAAGCTTTTTAGTGGAGCTTGCAAAGCAGAGAAATCTAATCATCTCATCTACGCAGGACGGCAAGCTTTTATTTCAAAAATCTATAGACGATGCTGTGCCAGTAGTGAGCCTAAGGCAAGGTAACTCTCCTTTTGTATCTGCAAAACCTAGCTTCAATCCACAGCAATTCTACTCTAATATAACAGGGCTTGAGCCTGTAAAGATAGGCAGTGAGGGCTCTCAGTACACTTTGCAAAACTATAGACTTGCTGGCATGACTAGACCGTACACATACACGGCTAGAGATAGTGACTTCAATAGTCTTAAGACAGCAGTCGATAGTAAATATGGCAGGATGCACGGCGGCGCAGTAGCCTATAATGTAGAGCTAGCAACTTGGAGAGATAAAGACGGGAATCTTTTTGAGCCTAATACAATGGTTAAGCTCTTTTCTCCTGATGCAATGATTTACACAGACTATAAATTTCTAATTAGAAAAGTACAGTTTAAGCGCTCTAGTGGTGTAGAGAGCTGCGTGCTTGATCTTGTTTTGCCAGGATCATTTTCTGGAAATATACCAAAGGTACTCCCATGGGACGAATAGGAAAATTAATAAGCTTCGTAAAGAGCTCTATAAATAGCGTATCTGTGAATGAGGCTAAGAGTGATCTAGGTGGTGGTGAGGTAGTAAGCTCAGAGACTTTCTATCCTGCTGGTATTGATAGTGCTCCACTAGCTAATGATTATGCTTTGCATGTGCCTATCCCACAGTCAGGCCGTTATGGTGCTTCTGGTTTTATAGACTCAGCTAATGCTCCAGTGGCAGAAGCAGGAGAGATCAGGACCTACGCAAGAGGCTCAGACGGTGCATCAGTAAATGAGGTACATCTTAAAAGTGATGGCTCTATAATTCTAAAAAATGAGAGCTCTAATATTGAGATATCAAGCTCTGGAGATATTACAGTAACAGCATCGGGCTCAGCTTCTATAGAGGGCTCAGACATTACTATAACAGATGGTACTGGCACGGTGGCAATCTCTGGAGGTACGATAGATCTAAACGGGGTGACAATAGATCCTAGTGGAATGATGATGGGCACTATAGCTCAGTTTACTGCATTAACAGCATCAAGTGTAACTACTGGAGGCTTAGCCTTTTCAGGTGGTGGTGGTGTCACAGGTAATCTAGAAATCACTGGAGGCGACGTATCAGCTAATGGTGTCAGTCTATCTACTCACATACATACAGATGCAGAGGGCAGACCTACGAGCACACCTACTTAGGAGAGATTTATGAGCTACAGACAGCAAGGCGATGTAATACTTTATCAGTCACTTAATGATGGTGAAATAGANATAGTAGACGGAATCGTAACGATGGANGGAGGGCTACAGACTGCTGTATATTTATCGCTATTTGGTGGCAATATTGACGATGCTGCAGGCTTTGATAAAAGGCTATCATGGTGGGGTAATGCAGAGGAGCCTGATGAGGCTAAAAAGATCCGCTCACTTACTCAGTATAATCTTAAGGGTCTGCCTGCTACTAGTGCTAATCTACTTATAATTAAAGACTCAGTGCTCTCTGATTTATCTTGGATAACAGAGGTAGGTGCAGCTACGGAAGTAAATTGCGAGGTGTCGATACCTGGTCTAAACAAGGTAAAAATTAATGTTAATATAATTGCTGAGGGTGCTAGTGAGACTTTTGAATTTTTTGAAAACTGGAGGCAAGGCGCATGAGCTTAGAGCAACCAACTACTAAAGAGGTTAGTGATAATATACTTTCACAGCTTCAAGCTACATTAAATCAGAGCATACCACTACTGCCTAAATCTTTTCTAATGGTCCTGGCTAAGTCACTAGCTGCTGTTTATCAGATACTTTATAAGTATGGTGGCTTTATCTTTCTACAAATGTTCGTACAATCTGCTCAAGATGAAAAGACAGAAGTAAATGGAAAGATCATTAATCCCTTAGTTAATTGGGGTCTACTTGTAGGTGTCGGATATAAAAGAGCAGCAACTGCTGCAGAGCTTTCTGTAACGGTAACAGTAGATAATCAGGTAGGCAATTTGCCTGCTAATAGTCAGCTACTTTCACAGTCTAATGGTGTAACTTATCTTACTCTTGGAGCTGTGCCTTTAGATGCTGAGACGGTAACAGTGACCTGTATTGCTTCTGCAGATAGTAGCGGTGGTACGGGTGCAGGTACTATAGGCAATCTAGAGCCTGGCGCAGTGCTTACTTTCGCTAATCCAATACCTCAGGTTAATAAAGATGCTTTAGTAGATAGTCAGCTCGTAACAGGTGCAGACGCAGAAAGTACAGAGCTATATAGAAAGCGCATCTTAGATAGATTTCAGTTAAGGCCACAAGGTGGTGCTCCACAAGATTACTTGCTTTGGGGTCTAGATACTGAGGGCATAATAAACATATACCCATACAAGAGTGATAATCCTGGACA